CAATCCAGTACTATTGAATGTTCCTCTAAGAGCAGCACCAGTTGTAATTGATAATGCGTCTTGGGCACTAAAGTATATACCTGTATTTGTATCACCACTATTAGTAATTGATGGTGCTGACACGCCGCCGTCTGCGAATGATGCAACACCAGTGATCGAAGGTGTAGCAAGAGTGACAACAGTAGCAGTAGCACTAATACCAGAAGTTAGTGCAGTACCCGTACCCAATAGAGTATAGAGTTCAACAAAATTGTCATTAAGTTTATCACCACCGGCTCGAATAGTATCACCTGTACCATCCCCAGCGGTTGTTCCTAAATCTATTGATTGATATGTCATTATTCATTCTTCCTTTATTGTATTTATAATATAACTCTAGGTGTAACTAGTGTTTCTAACTCTAGGTGCATCCCATGTATAACTATAATAATCATCTGTATTGGTTACATCACTAAATTTGTGTATTGTATTATTGAATCTAAATACGATTGTACCCTCTTCACTTGGTTTCGGTGCAACCTTAGCTTTAGCAGAAACAAGTGATACAATAAGAGTTTTTGCGAACACATTAAATCCAGCTGGATGAACTGCTTTTTTCAACTCATTCAGATATATGTTCCCACTGGAATTTGTCTGAACTTCATATGAAAAATCTTGATAATAATAAGAATCTTGAAGTCTAATCAATTGTTCACTAATCAAATGTTCGATACCACTAAACTTTCCAAATTTTTCAATAGAAGTACCCAAATTAAGTGATAACTTTGCAATGTCTGCATGAGCAATTGTTGCAGATGCTGTAGCAGTTGTTATTGATGTTGTCCCAGCAGAAAAATCAAATCCTGCATCCTCAAACAATATTTTATCTGTTGCATGAAGAGAAGATGCATTTGTTGCATCCAAAACTAAGTTGGTAAAGGCAACGTCATTTTCATACAGAAGTTTATTATTAACATCATCAATACCGAATACATCGGTCACACCAGATTCTAAAACAATCAGATTGCTAGAATCATTTGTTCCATCTGCATCCGTACCATTGAATACAATTTTTTCACCAATGTTTGCAGGCCCGGTAATTCCTTCTTCAAAGAAAAGTTTGTCATTTTCATCTTCACCAGCAGAATTGGTGCCATCCAAGAGAATTGCATCTGTATTATAAAAAGGTTCAGTATCAGCACTAGCCAGTTCCAAGAAAAGTTTATCATCTGCATCATCACCCGCCGAGTTAGTACCATCCAAGAGAATTGCATCATTACCATTAGCACCACCACCACCATCTGGTGTGCCATCTTCTAGAATAATCTGAGCAACAGTTGGTTCCTCATTTTCAAGAAGGATAGTTGCAATGAGGTTAGTCTGATTGATGACTAAATTATCTTCGTATTCTATGTCAGCATTAAGTAAAATAAAGTCTTCAGAATTAACTGAAAGGATTATTGATGGCGCACTTTCTTGTATAAATTTTACATGTCTAAGTTCATAATCATAAACTATGCTATCATTATGATAACCATCTTCTTGACAAATAAAATGTCTAATACCATTAACATCTGGTTCTGCCCTAATTGACCCACTGTCATCTTCAAGTAGAGTCTGTGCTAGTTCTACGATCTCTGGAAACTCCATGATGAGTTCACCCTGACCATCCTCCAAGAGTATGAAGTCAGTTGTTGCCGCAGTAGCATTTAATAAAATTCTGTCTCCATCTTCATCAACTAGATTTTCACCATAAACAAGATCAGCATCTAAAATAAAATTGTCATCAACATAATCATCGTCCACAAGAGAGTCTTCAAGACGCATACCCTCATTGGAAGTTAAACTGACAGATTCACTTTCAATAGCAACACTGTCTTCAATAGAAACCTCTAGAAGTTGAGTTGTAGAATCGTATGATCGAATAGTTCCAGTATGTGATGTTAGTGTATCTCCTACAGCAAAAATCCCCGTTATATCTTTTATAATAAAATTTGCACGGGCTTCTGATGTGGGGGATTCAGTATAACTGAAGCCCGGATTAGTAATATTGATAGAATCAATTCTTCCAATATCTGTGGTTGTTGCAAGAACATTTGCACCGTTACCATATCGAGTCCTAACAGTAACGGTAGGTAATAATCCATAACCATCACCCGGTTCAGTTACAGATATCTTTGTAATATCTCCAGCGCCAGACTCTAGCACAAATCCATCATTATCAGAACGGTTTGTATCGAAAGATAGTGTACTTACTGCCCACTCAGATTGAATTCTGTGACCAAGCTCTAGTTCAGTGTTAATGCCATCAGAGTATGAAGCAACATTACCAGACTCATTGTAGAGGTGATCCGATTGATAGGCAAAGTCTCCACCATACAGTGTGTATGTAGATACATCATAAGTTCCTGCTGCAGCAACTGTTGTTGCAGTTGGTGAATAAAAAGTAAGACCGGGATACTCAACAAACTTATATTCTCTTACTGCCTTTGCAAGAGAATCAAATGTTAAAACTTCATTATCTGAAAATTTTTGTGGGATGGACAGGAGAATATTTGATTGATCAGTAACAGAGGTAACTGTAACTTTTCCAGAAATACTATTTGATCTTACAACCATCCCTATTACAATTTCATCCCCAGCATTTCCATCTAGTACTACTGCTGTTGAGTTGAATGTTTCACCGTTGACCCTAGCTGATGATTTTGAAATAGTAGTTTGTTCTGCTGCGTAATTCGTTATATATATTGGATAATAGTAACCCGCCCCACCACTATAGATTCTATCAGTTCCAAATACTGCAAAGGGTTCTTCTGCAATGAGTGTACCCTCTTCAAGTTGAAAATTAAATTGTTCTTCGAAAGTGTTTGTACCAGATTCCTGTATGATAACATTATCAGCAATGTCTTCTTCAGAAACAATTAAACCATTAGTACTAGTAACCACGCCCAACGCTTCTTGCACTTTTCCATCTTCAGAACTGTTCTTTTCAAAAACTACAAGTTCACCAATTTCATAATTCGATCCTGCATTGTCAATTATAACACCCGAAACTGAACCTCTTTGAATAGTACCAACAACAGCTGAAACATCACCACTACCAATAGCAACAGAACTATCAAGGTCAATAACATCATCAACACTGTAAAGTGTTCCATCATTTGAGATTGATGCAGATGAAATTATTTGATTGATAATAAAATTAAATCGCACATCCCCTTTACCAGATCTACCATATGCAGTTTCTCCATTTTCAAAGGTTCCAACCACACTTGAGATTTCAAATTCAATATAAGAAGTACCACCAGAGAGAGAAAAGGTTGTTGAATTTTCAACAAGAGCAGTTGCTAAGCTGCTATTACCTGTAATTGATTGTCCAATAAGTTCATCTGCATCAATATCATCAGGAGAAGAAACACGGATAATAGTAGGTTTATCCCAATCTGCTGCTGATGGTTTTGTCATATATTGGTTTGGATAAAATATTTCTGCTTCCTCACCCAGAAGGATTTTAATAAAGAGTTTAATACCCTCATCGGTTCCCTTCCTTCGATACAACTCATTAATATGTTTTTCTAAATTTCTCTTATTAATTCCATTTGCAATATTAGCAGGAATCCCACTCATAAAGGATTTGCGAAACTCTTCAATAAAGTCATCGATAGTGTTATCAATATTAGCATTGGCCAATAATTGTTGAATATTTTGAACGGGGTTTGCACGATATTTTATTATCGATCCAGTTGCGCCAGAAGTTCCACCTGTTACAGTTTCATCCGTCTGAAATCTTTGTTGTGAAGATATAAATAATCTTGGTGTTGCATTACCAAGGTCTTCAGCGAGAACCTTTGCGGTGGCATAAGATGTACCACCAGTAATAGTTTCACCCTTAACAAACTTGCCTGTAGAACCAGCACCACTTTCAGTAACAAGCAGAGTCCCATCTTCAAGAAGAAGATTAGTAGGGGTCTGCACCTCTAAAATGATGTTATCAATACTGACTGTTAGCTGAAGTTCAGCAGATTCAAGGAACTGGTAATATGATTTTATAAATTTAGCAAACTGTGGATGATCTTCGGAGATGAAGTCAGGTAGTTGTCCATCAATTTGAGTACTGAGTTTATTCTCTAATTCTGGGGTCCAAGATAAGTCAAAAGGTGGTGCCATGATTAATAACTCGAAGGGGCTACATAATTACTAGTTGTAACATAATTAGTTGAACCCCCGCCACTACTAACTGCAATCGTATCCTGTCTTCCTGTAACTGATGTATTCACAATATCAATTTCAACAATCTGATTTCTCGTACTAACAATATCAACAGATGCTGGTGATGCAGTTAACCTTATTGCTGTTGATATATTATCATCAACATTAGATACATTAGTTATATAAATTGGATTAACTGAAACCAAACCAGTTACATAATCTACAGTTCCAGCCAAGAGATCGTAATATGTTCGTGCCCCAGAATCCAAATAATAAATACGAAGGTTGCCAGAACCATCCTCATCAAAGAACATCTCGTTTGTATTATCTTGTATATAGAAACCCGTTGATGCAATGATACCACCAGATGTTGAATTATGAGCATCGTGTGGATGGTATAATTGGTTTCCAAAATTAACTGTGAATGAATATGTACCTGATGTATCTGGTGTATAAAAACTACCCAGAGCTATTGTAGTAACATTATTTAATATAGAAGTATCACTAGCATCAATTAAAGAAGTAAATTGTGAATGTCTAAAAACAGAGTTGAATACTTTTAGATAATCATTGTTGTAATTTGTGATAGTAGATAATACAATTGACTCCAATGCTCCAGCACTTTTTGTTGTTGCATTGCTATCAAATTTAAAATTGACGCTGATAATAAGATTCAAAACTGATGGGTCTACAATTACTGGAGTTAGTGAAGCAACAGTATATTGAGATAGTTGACTAACCAACTGTGCTTTCTGAGTTTCATTTAAATTCAATCCAGTTATTGATTTAACACTAATGAATATCTTACCATATTCTGCAATATCTGATGCACCAGTAACATTACTAAATGAACCATCCTCTCCACCCCAAACAGAAACCGATTGAGTATTTGCAAAGAGTTGTTTAACATAAGTTTTATAATCTTCTGTTGTAACACATCGACCCTGTGACGCATAGTCTAGAGGTGCGTTATATTTTATAGACTCAATAGATTCTGGTTCTGCACCACCGGCCGCCGGAGACACTAATCTAACATTAACACTGTTAACAGTATCAATTGCAGATGAACTAGTAAAGACTGCGGCACTATTTGCAGCACCTTTGTTGGTAACAACATAATTCATTATAACAATATTGCCATCCTCTACTAAACTACCTAGAATACCATCACCGAAATATATTTCATATTTACCATCCTCCACTTCTTGTAGGAAATAAACATTTGAGGTAGAGGTTAGTCCAGAAATATCTGTTGCTAGAGTATAGGTTGTTAGTGTAGAATCTGATAAAGAGTTTTGTACCCTAACTGTGAGAGTTGTTGTATCTACTCTGTCATCGTTAATAAGAAACCTCTGTTCAACATTCTGAACATCAACAGTGTATCTACTTGAAACATAACTGCCTTCATATATAATCACATTATCAAATGGGATTATAGAACCCTGTAGTAATGCAGTAACAGATTGTATAGTTACAAACTGATAAGATGTATCACCCACACTAGATGTGAAGACTGTACCCGCAGGCATCGTTGCACTGGTGTTGGATGTATTAAGAGAGACATCAACAGTTGCTTTTGCAGCTGTGGCAGAACGAGTAGTGTATCCCAAAGTCTTTGCATGTGAAACCACACTCGACCTCAACTGTGAGGAATCAAGAAACATCTCATTTGCCATCATGTTCGCATTAAAACCAAGATAGTGAGTGTTGTATGCAAGGACATCTAGAAGCGCACTAAGACCAGAACCTTCGAAGTCATAATCTTTAAACTCTGTTTGATTACGCATAAAGAGTTTTAGATTATCTTTAACCTCATCAAAGTCAAATTCTGTTACACTGAGTCTTTTTCTAGTTGATGCCATTATCGTAATCTCTCTAATAGAACTTCCATACTAACAAGTTCTGTGGGTGCATTAACAACATAAAACTCAATAGTAACATTATATGCATTGTTGTCAAGATTGGGTTGAGCTCGAACTCCCATGAGTCTAGCTCTTGGTTCAAAGTTCTCAATCACATCTTCGATCTTCATAGTTAGAACATATGCCGTAATCGGCGTCATAGGTTCAAATAGAATATCTCTCACACCAGAACCAATCTCTGGGTGAAAGGGTTTCTCATAGAAATTTGTCAGTACAAGATTTCTTACAGAACGCTTGACTGCAACGGCGTCAGTAACTTTAGTGATATCCTTTGATCCAATTTTAGGACCAAAGAATAAATCAATATCAGAATACACCTGAGCTGCACGATCCTCACCTTGATATGTACCATCAGTGTATGCGGTCTTTGACATTAGTATTCCTTTTTATTATATTTATACACTCTTTGATGTATTTTATTTCATCATATAAGTATATTTATGTCTTTAAGTTTGTGGTTCTGGGTCATAGTTATCTAAGTATACATACTCTATGACTGCTGCAAAACCCCCGAAAACTTTATTAAGGGAATAGTCCGTCAAAAACCTTCCGGGCCCATATTGGGAATCAAATCGTACAGATCTGGGATGGGTGCCATAACATCGAAATGTGCCTTTTACGTCCATAATTTCATTATCAACACTAACAAGATTGCCGGGGTGATTTGCCAAAGCTTTGGGTGAAGAGAATATCAATTCTTTCCCATTAAGTTTTATGTTTTGAGAAGCCGTACTATTAGTAGTGGCGGTGCTTATCCACCCATACATATGTTGGCCATAATAACTACTATAATATTTACCAAGAATCTTTGCGTTCCGGGCGCCGGCTGAATCCTCCCCCGGTACTCTAAGAAATTTTTTCATAAATTCTCCAAAGTGTAAAGTAATTACAATTTTGTCTATTGGTTGATTCGCTAGTGTAACTTTGTATGAAAACCGCTCCTGTCCTTTGGAGCCCGGGGGGAAGCGGTCGTTCCCTGCACCCTTACCTTGACCAAGATTTGTTATGTCAGATAATATAATCTTCTCTGTCATAGATGCTCTTCTATTAGGCATGCCCCCATCAGGAGAAAAGGTTTTTCCTGATCCAGCTGGCGCAACATTTACATCCGATCCAGATGGACTTTTGATTTTTTTATCTGCCTTTACAATTTTTATTGCACCTCTATCTTCAGTTGGTGCTTTATCAGTAACCACATAAGCTTCCACCTTCTTTTTAACTTCGGCAACTGTTGCCACGACATTTGCATTTTGTACTACAATAGATGAAGATTCTTGTGCCGCTGCAACAGATGCTTGTTTTGGTGCGATAGGTTTTTGTTCTGCCGGTTCAGTACTCCCCGCAACCTTTTGAAGATTGGGAACAAGCGCACAAATATCACCACCCCCTAGTATTGCTTTAGTTGCATCACTAACAAGACTATCTAACTCTAAACCAGCAGACTTTATGTCATCACCAAACTCTATTTTCATTTTTGCAAGAGCAGAAAGAAAAGATGGAGTGCCGGGTATCTGTGAGGCAAGCCCTGCTATCTCTGATTGTAAATTTAACTTCGGTAGAGTTGGTATCTCAATTGATTGAAGTTTATCCTTCAGACCCGCAAGTTCATTCTGAGCTTCTCCAAACGCAGCTGCAGCAGTAGAAGCGGCTTCATTAAGTTTTG